TACTCTGGTTGTGAATTAGAGCATTGGAGAGAACCTTTTCAAGGTAAACTATGTGGTCAAGTGTTTCTACACTATAACCATGCAGAAGGACCATTTGCAAAGTCTAATTTATATGATAAAAGACCTTTGTTGGGTATACCCAAAACTCGTTGATCTACAGCGCAATTTAATATAATCTCTATAGAGGAATTTTTATGTTACAGAAAATAGGGTTTTTACCTGGATTCAATAAACAAGTTACACCAACAGGAGCTGAAGGTCAGTGGACTGATGGAGAGAATGTTAGATTTAGATATCTTGCACCTGAAAAAATAGGGGGCTGGCAACAGTTAGGAGAATCTAAATTAACAGGAGTAGCTAGAGGATTACATCATTGGGTAAGTAGCTCTCAAATTAAATACGCAGCTATTGGAACTAACAGGATTTTATATGCTTATTCAGGAGGTATCTTTTATGATATACATCCTTTAGTTAATCCTTCAGGTACAGCTATAACTAGCGCATTTAGTACAACTAATGGATCACCTACAGTTACAGTTACTTTAGGAACTCATACTTTTCAAGCCGGAGATATTATTTTATTTGGTGGTACAGTTACAGCTCCAACAAATTCTAATTTTACAGCAGCTGATTTTGCAAATATAAAATTTATGGTTGCATCAGTTCCAACTGCAACAACTATTACTATTACAATGGGTAGTAATGAAACCGGATCAGGAGCTACAACTTCTGGAGCAGCAACTTATTTTCAATATTATCATGTAGGTCCAGCAGAGCAATTAGGAGCTTATGGTTGGGGTATATCTTTATTTGGTGGTAATATTTTAGGAGCAGCTACAACAACTTTAAATGGATCTTTAGGAGATAATACTAATGGAACTGGAGGATCAGGAAGCACGATTACTTTAACTAGCACAGTAGGACTGCCAACTTCAGGAACTAATTCTATAACAGTAGGAACTGTAGGGAATACTTCTAGTGAAGTTATTACTTATACAGGTGTTTCAGGTAATGATATTACAGGAATTACAAGAGGAGCTTTAGGCTCAACTCGATCAGCTCACAGCACTGGAACAGCTGTTACTAACAGTTCTTCTTTTACAGGTTGGGGTTCACCAGCAGCCAATACCGATTCAGTAATTGATCCAGGTTTATGGGCTTTAGATAATTTAGGATCTAAACTTATAGCTTTAATTGTAGGTGGTAAATGTTTTGAATGGGATGCAGACGCTTCAAATGCTGCTTCTACAAGAGCCACGGTTATTGCTAATGCACCTGTAGCTTCAAATGATATGTTAGTATCTACACCGGATCGTCACTTAGTTTTCTTTGGTACAACTACAGACAACACAGATGCATCTACACAAGATGAGATGTTTTTACAATTTTCAGATCAAGAAAACATTACCGATTATACACCTACAGCAAACAATAGTGCTGGTTCACAAAAACTGGCCGATGGATCACGGATCGTGGGAGCTCTTAGAGGTAGGAATGCAATTTATGTTTGGACTGACACAGCATTATTTATAATGCGTTTTGTAGGTCAGCCTTTTACATTTGCCTTTGAACAAGTAGGAGTTAACTGTGGATTGATTGGAATGAATGCAGCCATAGAAGTAGATGGTACAGCTTACTGGATGTCTGAAAATGGTTTCTTTAGATACACAGGTAAATTAGAATCAATGGTATGTTTAGTAGAGGATTATGTATTTGATGATTTAAATACTACATCAAGTCAACTAATCTATGCTTCATTAAATAATTTGTTTGGAGAAGTAATGTGGTTTTATCCAACATCAACATCTAATGTTAATAATAGATGTGTACTTTATAATTATTTAGATTCAACTCAACAAAGACCTATTTGGTTTACTAATGCTAATCAATATTTTCCAAGAACAACTTGGGCAGATTCTGCGGTATTTGGTTTACCTCATGCTACTGGCTACGACGCAAGTAATGATGCTTCGTTTGATGTTGTTGGTAACACAGACGGCACGACTATTTATTATGAACATGAAACAGGAACTGATCAAGTAACTCCTGGTTCAACTACTACATTGACTTCTTCTATTCTTTCAGGAGACTTTGATATTACACAAGATCAAAGAGAAGGAATTACTTTTAAAGGAGATGGAGAATTTATAATGAGGATAAGCAGGATAGTACCTGACTTTATTAGTCAAACGGGTAATACAGTAGTTGAATTAGATGTAAGAAATTATCCTAATGACAGCGCTGTTAGCTCTACATTAGGTCCCTTTACAATCAGTTCTACTACTGATAAAATAGATACCAGAGCTCGAGGAAGAGCTATAGCTTTAAAAATTTCTAATTCAGCTGCATCCGAAAGTTGGAAACTCGGAACGTTTAGATTAGATGTACACCCGGATGGAAGAAGATAATGGCAGATATAGGAAAAGTATTAAATTTAGCAGCTCGTGTTTATCTTGCAAGAAAAGACGCTGGTACTGGTGGAATAAAAACTCCAGACTATGCTCCTACAAAAACAGGGGGTCTTAAAAGTATAGCTAAGAATGCTGCAATTAATATTGGAACAAAGGCGTTAATGGGTAAATTAGGTTTAGCAGCTTTAGGACCTTTAGGAATGTTACTATCTCCTTTTGTTTCTAGATTTATAGGAAACAAATTTAGTGGGTTAGGACTTAATCCCGGCGGTGGAAGTGGAAAAACTAAAGGACCTAACGTACCTAAAGGACCGGTTACTAGCCCAGACACTCCAAGTGATGATGGTTTTCAAGTAACAGGAACATACGGCGGTAATGATTTTTACAGTGCTGAAGGCACAACAGTGGATGAAGAAACTGGCGATCTAACAAACGCTGATGGAACTTATGGTGGAAATATTAATGATGAATTTGGTGTATCTGGCAAAACTACAGTTTCAACTCCAACTACTACATATACAGGTCCAGCTTATGATGAAGGTGGAGATAGTGGTGGTGGACAAAGCGATTCACAAGCTGGGGCCGATGCCGCTCAAGAAGATGATTCTGCAGGAGCTGGTGGTTATGCCTACGGTGGTAGAGCAAGTTATTCTGGTGGAGGGCTAGCAAGTTTATTATAGATAATGGCAAAAATAGTACAAGTATTAACAAGACCAAGTACAGAGTATAATGTAGATGTAGCTACTTCTTTAATAAGAGATTTAGATGCTGTGTTACAAAAACTTAACACTACATATCAACAACAATTAAAAGAAGAGTCGGAAGCTTTTGCTTTCTATTTAGGATAATGGCAAACGCATATAAAAATAATATTGTAAGTGTAACTACTACTAACGCTACTATAGTTTACACTGTGCCTGCAGCTACTGTAGCTTTAATTAAATCTATATCTGTTTACAATAAAACAGGAGGTGCTAGTAATATTACTTTATCTATCTTTGATAAAAGTGCTAGTGCAACTACAGAGTATGCTTATGAAGCAAGTGTAGCATCATTGGCAAAAACAGAATTTTTAGAAGGAGATGAAAGCACGCTTCTTGTTCTAGAAGCCGAAGATCAAATTTTACTTACATCAAGTAATTCTGGAACTAGTACTCCAGCCATATCAACAGTAAGTGTGCTACAACAGGATAGAACATAATGACTAAAGAAATACCAGTTTTAGAAGCAGAGACTATAAGCCAATATAGACACAAGAAAACAGGTGCTATTTATAAGACAAAAGAAGAGTGGATAACACTAGGAATACCTAATGAAGACATAGCACAGGACGTAACAGTTATAATGCCAGCGCTTGATTTGTTCGGTAAAACAAGTTAAAGTAATAAGTTCAGGATAATTCCTGCCTTTTAAGAACAACTATAATGCCTATGATAGAAGAACAAATTACAGAGTCAATACAAACTGGTGCACCTAGCATTAAATATGAACAAGGTAGAGACCAAATAGCGTCTATGCCTGACGTAGATGCTGAGTTATATCAAATGTTTTTAGAGGCTTTAAAAGAAGGACAACTTCCACCAGGCACAGATTTTAAAACATACAAAGATATGATGATGCAGATAGGTCAACAACAAATTGAACCTGGTCAAGGTATCATGCAAGGCGATAGAGCCATGGCTGCTTACGGTGGTCTTATGGGAGCTGATGGTAGAAAACAATATGGTATTGGATCATGGTTTCAAAAGAAAATTATGGATCCGATTAAAAACAATCCTGTTACTGCTGCAACTATAGCAGCTTTAGGTGCTGATCAATTTGGTATACCAGGAACTAGCATAGGTGGTAATAAAAATGTAAGTGGTTTCATAGGCGATTTATTTGGAAAAATACCAGATAGTGTAAAAAGTACAGGTACAGATATTCTTTTGGGAAAAAAAGTAGGTGCTGATGGTAAGCCAGTAGAAGGTACTCGTACAGGTGGACTTTTAAGTTCTTTAAGTAAAGCAGCTATTCCAATAATAGGTGGAGGAATTGCAGGTTTGTTTTCACAAAATCAAGAAGAAGAAGATTCAATTTCAGGCGGTATGGGAACAGGTATAGGAATTCAGAACGTAGCTAAGACAGCAAATTTATTATCTCCAACTGAAGCTTCAGCTGTTGGTTTAAGATTTAGTCCAGAACTATCTACAAGAAAATATTCACCAGCA